TGGAGGGCAACATCATTAAACGCTAAGCACCCTGAAAACATTAAGAAATATGGTAAAGATATTTTCGGTGATAGATATGGATTAATTGCTAATAATAAGAAAAAGTGGATATGGGGTGAGGATAATACTGGTGATATTACTAGTAGTACTAATCAGAAATGGTTTAGAAATTATTGCCGAGAATGGATGTCTAGTATCAAAGATGAAAAGAATAAAGTGGGTCTAGTCTTAGGTGATGGTGGATTAGGAGGTGAAACATCACTGGAATTACTAGAGAAGTTAGACCTAGCCCAATTAATAACAGTGGCATCAGTATGTGGAAATGGAGGAAATTGTATTATAAAGCATTTCTTGCCATTTTCTTATAAGCAGAAGGAGAGTATTGATGCGAATGGATTTTATACATCACTAATATTCTTATATACACTATTGTTTAAAGAGGTTAATTTGGTGAAACCGAATAGTAGTAGTCCTAATAGTAGTGAGTTTTATGTAGTAGGATTGGGATTTATAGGTAAGAATGCTAGAGAGATTTATAGCAGATTGTTAGATTTATTGGATAATTTTGAGGTTAATATGACAATGTTTCCGGAAGATATGATACCTAGTTCATTTGTGAAGCAGTTTTTGGGATTTGTTAAGTCAATAACGCAGTTAAATGATGAGAATAGGTTGATAAAGGCAGGAGTATATGTATGTATGAGGGAACCGTCTAGTGGTTTTAAGAAGAATATTAATTGTGATAAGTATATGAGTGGGAGTTTTGTGGGGGAAATCCAGTCGCAAAGGTTTAAGAAATGGGTTGAGAAAACCAATTTCGATTAATGTTTTACGATTTTTAGTTTTTGTTTTTATCATAATTTTCCAAATATATAATAATATTTACTATAATATTTACTATAATATTTACTATAATATTTTCTATAATCTAAAAACATTAATTATATTAGAATGGGAAATATACTAAATAAGAAGAGTCAAAGACTACGTGACTATAACTTACCATTATTAGATATTGGTAGTGATGGAATGCATTTAACAGTCGATGATAAAGATGAGATAATAAAAATTCTGAATGGTATATCTGATAGGGTAAATTGGTTAGATAAGAATGTATCAGGTCAAGATGAATATAAGAGGGCTGTTAATGAACAGATATATACATTAAATGAACAGGTAGGTTTAATTAAGAAAGATTTAGAACAATTAATGGAAAACCAGAAAATCATATATAATAAAATGATTGAAGCAACTGGGACTAGAGGAGAAGAAATTGAGGATATGTCAGTAAGAGACCCATATTATCAGAATAGAAATAATAAACATTATGATAATGATGATGATGAAAGTCCATTTTTAGATTCGAATTTAATAGTGTAAATTATAACTTATGCTTGATTTTACTTTAATTCATTAAGTATTAATGATTATAATAATATTACTGAAAAAATGACATCAAATACATTACGTATATTGTCAAATGAATTTATGTATAGAGTTGCTAATAATTTAGATATAAATAAACTTTATATGAAAATCCCGATAATATCAACTAGATGGAATGCGATAAAAGAGGGTTCTATTAGGAAAGATGACTTTATATTTATTAATACGAAAAATGATTTAATAGAATTATCAAAATGTATAAATATATATGAATTTGCTATTAAAAACAAATTACAAATATCAATAGATTATCATATATTGAATTTGCTAGATTTACATTTCAGTAATCTAGAAAAAATATACAAATGTAATATAAATTTGAAATATATTAGAACTTGTAATGTGGAGGAAATCAACAAATTAGCAAAAGATGAAAATTACAAAATTAGACAATTGACATTACGATTAATAAATAGAAATATAGCAAATAATATAGTTGAAATATTCAATCTAGTTAGACTAAATTTATCAGGAACATATATAGATTACTGTAAGTTTCCAAATGTAAAGTATATAGTATTAATTGGAAGTGCGTATAATTATGATTTACGACCATTGAAAAACTTATTAACTATAAAAATACATTTGACAGAATTAACATATAATAAATTACAATATGGTGATACTGTATATTCAATTGAATTGTTAGATTGTGATATACACCTAAATGAATTTATACGATTTACTAATGTTTTACATCTTTCATTGGATAATTGTATGATATATTATTCTAGTAATACAAGTGAAATTACAGAAATATATTCTCCTAAATTACAACAATTGTCATTATCAAATTATAATGAAGTATCATCTATAGTAAGTAATATTAGAATATATGTGCCAAATTTTCAAAAATTAATAAATAATAATGAAACTAGTAATCATATAATTGTAGAATATAATAAAGAACTAGACTACATAGATTTGAAGTATAATTGTTTTAATAATGATATTAGTGATAATGACAAATCAAATGTATTCAAAAAAATATATAAAAATATGTGTCAATTTAATATGTATGTAGCGTTAATAATTAGCATTGTAGCATTTATATCATTGGTAGGAACATTTACAATATTTTTATTTTATATATCATATATGAATTTGAGTGAAATTATATATAATAGTAAGTTATTTCTTTAATTTAAAGTTTTCCCCATTACAATATATAAAAACTAAAACATATAAAAACTAAAACTAAAATATATAAAAACTAAAACTAAAATATATAAAAACTAAAACTAAAATATATACAAAATGGAATATAATACAGTTATCCCCCCAACAAATTCTTCTGATAATCCACAACAGGATAAAGAGAAGTTTTTTAGACAATATATTAATGGTGAGAAGGAAGCAGTATGTAATCATTATCGTATGATGCGTAAGAACCAGACATATGACTATAATATTAAAGTAAGACAAAAGTATGCTAGTCGTGAAAAGGTTAAACTAACATTGTGGCAAATGCTAGATATAATTGGTAAGTTCATTGATATTAGTGATCCAGATATTAGTCTAAGCAATGTGCATCATTTATTTCAGGCAGCAGAGAAGGCTAGAGCCGATGGTCAGGCAAAGTGGTTTCAACTAACGTGTTTATTACATGATATGGGTAAGATTATGTGTAAATGGGGGTGTGATGAGGACGGTACTAGTATGGCAACCCAATGGGGAATAGTAGGAGATACATTTATAGTAGGTTGTAGAATACCAGATACGTGTGTATATCCTGAATTTAATATAACAAACCCTGATATGTCTCACCCAATATATTCAACACATTATGGTATATATGAGAATAAGTGTGGGTTGAATAATACAATTTGTGCGTGGGGACACGATGAATATTTATATCAAGTATTAAAAGACCCTAGTAATAGTAATAAATTGCCTAAAGAAGCATATTATATGATTAGGTTTCATTCATTGTATCCGTGGCATAATAAGTGTGAGTATTACCATTTGATGAATGATGAAGATGAGATAATGTTGCCAATAGTCCAGGAATTTAATAAGTATGATTTATATACTAAAGTGGATACACCAGTTGATGTTAATAATTCGGAATTACTAAATTATTATTATGATTTGTTTAAGGAATTCTTCCCTAGTGGAGGCATATGGTTTTAATAATATTTTTTAATATTTTTATAAATAAAATTAAATAAAATTATAAATTAAATAAAATTATAAATTATAAATTAAATAGAATAATTCAAAATGTCTAATTGGGAGAAGCACGTATCAGAACCGTGGTTTAGTTTAATAAAGAAAGGTGTTAAAAGTGTAGAGGGAAGGTTGAATAAGGGTGATTTTGCTAAGATGAAGAAGGGTGATATAGTAGTGTGGATTAATAAGAATGATAAAGTTAGGACTAAGATTACGTCAGTTCATAAGTATAAGTCATTTAATAATTATATAACTACAGAAAAGCTTAAAAATACATTACCTGATCCGAATGTTAAAACGATTAAGCAAGGAGTAGATGTATATTTGAAGTTTTATACAAAACAAGATGAAACAAAGTATGGTGTGTTGGCAATTAGGTTAAAGGTTGTTGGTTAATACTATTTTTTATAATTTTTTTAAAAAATCAAATGATATATTAATATATTTGTAAAATTATAATTGAATATGAAAGTTAAAACTAGTATCGTAAAGAAGAATACTAAAAAAAATACAAAGCGTGTAAATAAAAGAAAAACATTAAGAAGGAATTATAGAACAATTAGTAAAATAGGTGGTTTTTTATTCTATAATAATAATATTTCACCTGGATTAGAAATAGTAAAATACGACATAAATGAAAATTATAAACTATATGGATTAATATATTATAATAATGAAGACAGGACTATTTTGAATAATATATATAATAAACCTAAAAAATCTATTGGAAACATTACAGAAATACAAACATATAATAAATATGAAGAATATTCTAAAAATATAAACAATTACAATATATTATATAATACTTCATATAATACTATATCTAATGAAAAACCTAATGAAAAACCTAAATGTATAATAAATTTTGATGAATTTATGAAAATAGAATATGTTAAAAATTCAACAAAAAATATAGAAGACGAAGAGCTTATAAAAATTTGTAAAAAAAAATATGGAGATATATATGGAGATATATATATATTAAAAGAACCTATAATTAAAACAACACCTTTTGAAAAAAATGATTATATAGAACCAACAACTAAACAAATGATTGAACAGTTTTATACAGATATTTACAGAAATACATATTATAAAATAAAAGAGAATAAAATAAAAGAGAATAAAATACACGATGATAATATTAATCAGAAATCAAATAATAAGACCAAAAAAGAAAATAGAACATTAGTAGAATTATTAAGTGTAAAATTAAATTTAAAACCACCAGAAAATAAGAAAGTTAATCCATTAATCATTCAATTAGTAAATCAAACTATTGATGTTAATCCTATTGCTGTTCATGTGTCAATAACACTAAAACTAGAAAAATGTATGGCATTAATAAACTATTTAATAATTGATGAAGATATTAATAAATTTATGAAAATTGACATAATTGGATGTATTAATGATGATGATGATAATAGAAATTTAATATCAAGAATGTATATGATATGCGATTTATATATAGATATAGACAATAATAAGCCAGAACTTTATAAAACAGAAATATGGGATAATTATTCATATATGTATTATAATGAAAAAATATGGAATATAGAAATATTTGAATATATAAAACAAATACAACAATCAATAGAAGATGTTCAGAAGAACCTATCAAGTAAAACAAATGCTGATAGTATTAAAAATGTAATTGATCTATTAACCAAAATCTATGGTATAAAATCTAAAATGGAATTTAATAAAAACCTAATTTTATATAAATATATGATAATTATATACAAAATACTAGATGAAGTTATTGAAGCATCAAATAAATTAATACACCCTGAAAAAGGATATAAAGCCCAACAAACATACATAAACACTCTAAAAAAACTTAACGAAGATAATGATAATTTATATAAAAAAATATTTCCGAACCAAAATAATAATAATAATAGTGGTTATAATACATCAAGTATAACATCAAATTGAAGTAGAAATAAAAATTTTAAAAATCAAAATGTATAATTACTTTATTTAATATATCTTTTTAATTATTGTTTAGTTAAGTTTTACCATTTTTTGTAACTATCTAGTTATAATCTAATATTTAGTAATATCAGGTCTATAAGTTCTATCAAGTAATTCCTAGTTAAATTATAAGAATTATCTGAATTGTAAATCATTAATTTCGATACTAAATATAATAGAATTAGTAAGTAATAAAAACAAAATAAAAATTAAAACTAGAACAATGGATTATTATTTATGTATATTATTATTATTTGTAGCAGTTGTATTAGGCTACGCATTAATGGGTGGTTGTGAATGTACATCAACACTACAAATTGCAGTATCTATTGTAATCATATATTTGATACTAAGCACACTCATTAACTATTATAACTCCACTTATACATTTAGCAATGAAGTATCTAGCAATGATGTATCTAGCAATGTAGCAACAGTAGATACTAGTGATGAAAATAAGGATTTAGATGAGGATTTCGATGAGGACGAAGATAGTATTAAATATATTAAAAGTGATAAGGTGAATGAGGCAATAGATACAGATGAATATGTTAAAGTAAAGTCTCTAGTGATGCCATTGATGGGTGAATTCGACCATATTGACCCAAAAACACTAGTTGATAAAGTCAAAGGTATTTATGCTAATTCAAAGGCAACTTATCCGTATAAGCCAGATAATCATCAGGTTAAAACAATTGGTATGGATAAGAGAAATGGACGTGATGGTGAAGTAGAGAAGAGTAAAGACCGTGAAGGTGGTATTGCTGTTGGTTATAATGATGATTATTTGGCTATTGCTGGAACGTATTATCCACAATTAACAAAAGACCAGTTGAATTATGAGGATTGTAGTAATTTTAATTGGAAAGATAAGCGTAGTTGTATTCAACCACCCGATGGAAAAAATCTAAGAGCACTAGCGATGAAAAAGAATGGCTTCAAATCAGATTATGTTAGTAAGTCAATTTTAGGAGATGCTGTTAATAATATTAATGATTTAAACCTTGTATTAAAGGAGGATTTCAGTGTTCCAGCAGGTGTATTAGATACAGTATGTAAGCAGAGAATAGCACATAATAACTATGTTAAACATAATGGAGTATATCCAGCGGGTAATGAGAGTGATAGGACTAGAGACCAGTGTGTGAATTGTATAGATACTACAGATAATATTTGCTTACCCTATAAATGTTAATACGAGTGAAAATGACTTCCAACTATATATTTAAATCGTTATTATTAGTAATAAACATAACTAAAAAATTTACGAATTAATAAATAATAAGAATTAATATGAATACAGTATCAATACTAATTATAATTCTAATCTATGTTGTTTTGCTAATAATTAGCCAATTTATAGATGATTTCAACCTTAGAATTGCTTATTGGTTTATTGTAGGTTTAGGAACATTAACCGCAATTAATATGTATTTATCCATTGCGTATTATATTAAATTACGTAATGACCCAGGTATTCCAGGACCACGTGGTGCGAATGGTTCATCTGGTCCAAAGGGTCATATGGGTAAATGTACTTTCAGCGACGAATGTGGTATTAGCCGATGTAATGAGAAAATCTATTCTCTAGCAGAAGAATTATATGCCGATGCTGGATTATCACGTAAGTGTATTGAGAAGCCTATGGAGCATTGTAAGTCTCATGATGAAAGGGAGAAAGCTTTACCAATACATAATCAGGTAGAAATGTTGATAGAGAAGTGTAAGAAGACCCATCGTGCAGAGGAAGATTTTATGAGAAAGATTAGACCACAGATAGAGTTATTACAAAAGCGTGGTAATTAAGTAAATTTTTTAAAAATTCATTTTCCATTATATTTTCCATTACATTTTCCATTAACAAATTTCATATATAATAGTAATTAGTAATTAGTAAGGATATAAACATAAAATCACAAAACATAAAATATAAAACATAATAATAAAATGGCATCAACAATATCATATTCTATAGCAATTATATTATCTGTAATTGGAGCAATAGTAATTGGCAATACATTTTCTAATAAAATCGATGAACCTACAATGAAAGTCCTGTTTTGGTTTATGTATTTAATAACTATAATTACAATTGCTGTTATTGTAATGGTAATATTCTTTTATTTTATATTAAAAGATAAACGTGGTCCCCCTGGAAAGCGTGGTGATGTGGGTGAAATTGGTGAAAAGGGTAATGTTGGCAAATGTCAAGAGGGTTGTCGTAATCAAATATGTTATAAAAAGACTATAAAATCAATTAATACTGTAGTAAATAACCTAGCAGGTAATCCCGATAAAGAAATTTTAGTCAAGAACGTATATATTATGAATAAAGCTAATCAAATATGTGCTTCAGAGGAGTTTGCACAACTAGTCCCATACCGTGGACCAAACGATTTAATAAAATACTTACAGGAAATCTGGACTGAATGGGTAGGATTAATATATAAGGCAGGTGGTCGTGCTTATTTCGAATCAATCGGTGCTGAGAACGACTTTGACTGGATTGGAGAAAACCCATTTGACGAAATCAAAAAATATGATGTATTCTATTGGGGAATGGGTGAAGCCTATAGACCTGAAATAATACAGAAGTGTGAGAAAAAGAGTGCTAGTAGGAATTTACAAGAGGGAGACCATAAGGGACACCCATCTCTTAATAAAGACACCCATTCAAATAAACCAGTAAATAAAGGTAAAGGTTGGGTTAAATCAGGTAAGAAGGACGATAAATATAGTGTAATAAGGTATTTGAATTTAGTAGCGGAAACAGAATTACTAGAGCGTGATACACAGAAGAGATATTATGCTAAAACTGTAGATACTAATCAACCTAATGCTTATAGTATTCAAGAGTATGACCCTGATACCGAGAAGTATGGATTGTGTGCTAGAATATCAAATGAAGAGGGAACCCAGTATGTAGAATGTGATCCTAGTGATAAAAAACAGGTATGGAAATTAGAGTTATCAGGTAATAAAAAGGGAGAAACTAGGGTAAAAAGCAGTTTATCAAGTAAATATTTGGGTGGAGTGTTTGATATGAATTAGGTTAAATATGAAATATAAAATATAAAATATCAAAAATATAAAATATATTAACAAATTTATTTAATACTTTTACAAAAATAATATAACATAGAGTTGATATGTAGTCCCAAATTATATGTAGATATATTTTTGAAAAAAACTTGTTTATCAATTCTTGTATAGAAAGATACAAATTCTGTATCATTAATATTTAATGTCTTTTGAACAAATGTATTTAAAATGTGAAATTTTTGATAAAATTCTTCCATATTTATTTTTGTATTATTATTTTTATTAAGTTTTATATATATTTTAGAGTAAAGTTTTATATATAAATCATATAGAAATAATATTATATCATATTGATATGGTTCAAATCTATCACATAGTTTATTATTTCTATAACAATTATATCTAAATTCATATACTTTTGAAAGTATAGTATTTTTATATTTTACTGATATTTTCTCTATTGTTTTGTCTGGACGCGGCATTATTAATAACCCATTAATTTCTATGGTTGCTTTGTCCAAATCTGATATAAGAGGAGAGTAATTTGTAATAAACTCTTTTAATAATATATTTGACTTTGTATTTGCTTTCTTAACAAAAATATTTTGACATTTTAGATCTGTATTAATATAACCAAGATTAGTATTTAAAAATTTCATACATTCAAAATATTTTTTTAACATATCGCATAAAAAATTACAGAATGTATCTAAAACATTTTGGTTATTAATATTTTTTAGTAGTAAAGGTATATAATTATTTAAAAAAATTTCATCTAAATTAGTATAAAATTTACCCTTGTTTTCAATACCAACTTTTTTACTAATTAAAAATGAGTAATTTTGGTAAAGTCCTATATTTTTAACAGGTATTAAGTAATTAGCATACTTTTCATTGTATATATTATATTTAGCAGAAGTTAAAAACAATTTCATATTACTAAATATAGTATTAATTATAAGTTCATTAAAAGGGAAATATACACGTATACATTTTTCTTTAACATCAACTTTATATTTCATTTCATTATTCAAATTGTAATATTTCAATACTAAATTATTATTTAAAATACCAACTTTAGCACCAGATTTACCCAATTTTTCTTCACTAAAAAACACAGTATTTTTTAATAATTCTGGAAATTCTTCTGAATTCATATTATTCTGAAAAAAATGATATAACATATTCATTGCTTCCATAGAGTTGTTTAATTTACTTGATTTATCAATAACATTACCCAATTGTTCAATATTATTCGATTTTTTTTTCAAAGTTTTACGTGTTTTTACTATAGTCATTTTTATATTAATTTATATATATAAAATTATAAAAATCCAACATTAATACATTAATATATTTTACTGTGGATTATAAACGCCTTTAATAGTTCTACCCTCGTGATATTCCCTACTAGACGTATCATATTCTTTCGTTTTATCTTTACTAGCATCAATTAATCCTTTATGTTCCTTTGTATTACGCATAGTATCTAGTGATGTTCCAAATGCTGACTTATTATCAAAGAATATAGCACTTTTATCAGTGCTAGGAGGGTTCATTACTTGTGTTTCAATAGGTTCTCCACGTAAATTATCTGTAGAACTATGTGATAGGTATTTACCAGTTTCCTTAGCCTTTAATCTGAAGTGTCCCTCATCGTCAATGAATTCTACAATCCATAATTGTCTAATATCAGCACTACTAGCCTTCATAACTTTAATACCACTAGTTCCATCAATGGCTAAAGCACGGTCATAATGTCTAGTCTTCTCATTATATTTTAGAACTAGATAGTAATTTTGTGCGATTACTTTTTGGAAATCACTAGTATCATATGAATTTTTAATACTACTATGTATCATATAATATTTTCTACTAGTATGCATATTAGTAATAATACTCTCTGGCATCATTTGTAAGTATGAGAAAATACTATATTTTGCCTCTCTAGTTGGATCACCGTGCCAACCAATACCTAAGTCCGTATTCTCCTTCTCTAGCACTTTAGCATCAGTAGTATCTTCTTCATTAAGACAATGTTGATTAATATAATACATCGGTGGTATAGTTTCATTTTCATAAGCAACTAGAGTTGTCAAATGAGCATTCTTATCATTTCCCACACTATTATGTTCAGCAGAAGCAGGATAACCATAAATTATCACTTTAGGCTTACCTGGTTGTGCTGGACTAGTCCATAAAATCGTAGGTGTAGTAGGAACTTTGTATAAGCATTTCCTAGGTAAGCATCTAATCGGTGCTTTTGCCCCAACAGGTGGCTTTTGTGTGTCATTTCTACATAGGAAACCCATAGAAACATAACCTTTTGGGGGGATAGGTCGCCAGATGGTCATAAGTTCTTGACAACTATTATTATCGGTATAGACTAGTTCGTAGTCTATGGGGGATTTAACGTCTCCAGATACTAGAAGGTAGTTTTTGGCTGGTCCTCCGTCGTTTCCTTTGTAAGAGCAGGAACGTAGGAAAGCAATATCTGATTTATATTCCCATTCTTGATCCTGTTTCATTCCATCAATTCCCCATTTCCAGCGGATAAATACATATCGTTTGTTTCCCAGGTCATTTTCATCATGTCGAAGGGTTAGATATTGTCTTCTTTTCTCCATATAACCAGATAAAGTAACAGAAACATCTTTCATTTTTATATTTTTATAACCTTTATCTCTGCGTAATTTCATAGTGTCAGGAATTTTAACAGATGCAGTCGCTCTATAAAAATTATGGTTAGCAAAATGGACTGTGCTGTCGTATGCTCTTAGTGCTAGACGACTGCCTTTGTAATCGTATCCACTGAAGAATTCGAATTTTGGTATAACATCGGGTGGTTTTGGTATTTTAAATTTATTAACACCAATTTGTCTATTAATTGGTCCATTCTCATTATCGAATATTTTTTCAGGTATATTCTCTGTGTTATGACCACGGTAAATATAAACAACATCACCTAGTGGGTAATGGCGTTCTTTTTCGTGGTTGAAATCCCCTGTATTATATTCACTAGGTCTCCAAATACTAATGTGGGCTTTATCATTACGTTTAATATCGTAGAATATCCATTTGTAGTAATTACCTTGGATAGTATGTAATCGTGGTTTTGTCCGTTCAGGAAGATAGTTAGTATCCTGTGGTTTATTACAAATTTCAACTTTAGCGGGTATAAATTCCTTGTTGATGCCGAAGTGATAAACGTCGTATCTAGCCATTTCGTCGAATGGGTTATCCCCTTTCCAAGAGTAGTTATCTTCGGCGGATTTATCGGAGAAGAAGGCGACACCACCTGCGTCATATATTAGCCTAGTCCATTGTCGCCATATATCGGTTAGATAATTTGTTAGGTTATCAGCACCTTTATATTCAGCACCTAGTTCGAATTCACGGGATTGTGCCATTTGGTTAATTTTGTCTATGATAACGTCATTTTTAAGGTCGCTTTCGATTAATGTGTTATGTTCGGTGCGTTTATCTAGTTTGTTGAGTTCGTCGATGATGGCGGTGCGAATAGTGAATACGGCTTCTTTACCACGACAACTATCACCACATTGTCCTTTGTGTCCTTTATCACCTCGGTTTCCTACTAAACCACGTGGTCCAGGGGGTCCTGTTTTATTTTGAATGGTACCCCAAAAGTTAGCGACCATAGCACCGTTAAGAACAGTTAGTAGAACTAGTAGGTATATGACCCAGAATAGGATATATACGACGGAGTTTTCTATTTTTACGGACATTACTAGACCAATGTAAGTTGCTAACATAATTAAAAAAATTGTTAAGAGTGCATACCATACTAACATTATTATTTTTTATTGTTTTTATTATTTTTATTATTTTTCTTTAGTATTATATTTTAGTATAATATTTTGGTATTTTATATTATAATTAACTAAGAAGATTAGATTAAAATATTATACTAGAATGTAATATCATTATATGAGTGAAAAAATAAAAAAAAATAAAACAACATAAAAATATTAGGGAAACAATTCATCTAGTTCTGGTATAGAACCTTCATCGAATTTTGTTATACAATTTACAGTAGTAATTTTTAGATTATAAATTTGTTTATTATCAATACTAGTAATATATTCATTTCTTTTTAATGAATATGATAAGTATACAGGATAATCATCTATTTTGTTTATAATAATATTAATGAAACTAGATACATAACTAGTAATATAATATTGTATATCTAGTTCATTTTTCTCTTTTATTATTTCATTCATTACTTGGATTAGTCTAAATTTAGTATCTTTGTATTGTATTTTTTTCATTTCCCTTGTTTTTGCTAAACATTTCGCTGACAAAATTTCCAACTTATCCTTGTCGAATGGTATATCTATATCACTTATAGTATTCTTCAAGTGTAAAAACTTTAATAAATAATGGCAAACGCAATCAGATGCTCTTCTTATAGGTGAAGTAAAATGTGTATATTCATTGCTACCTACTAAATCGTGGGCTGATACAGTATCCATATAATCGGCTTTAATACCGTTTGTAATTATGTGATGTAATAGGTCATCTCCAGTTATATTTTTGAATTCGTCGTTATTTAGTAAAGATGATGCGTCACAAGTTCTAAAAATACCGTAACCGTTAAGGTTTATTTTAAGATATTCACCTATAAAAGAATTCGCAAAAATGGCAAATTCTTCAATCATTTGTTTCATTCTCTTTTCATTGGGTGTATCAATATAAAGGGATATTCCAAAATCGTTATATTTTATGATAGATGTGCTAACTGATTTTAGTTTTGTTCCTAATGTTTTTTCACTTCTTTTTTCTTGTAATGCTGTACTAATATTTAATCCATATTGGATTGGTTCAATAATATTTTCAGATGCCGTTTGATATGATAATGTATTTTCCCTTTTAACCTTTATTTTTGTGAATAGTAATTTTATATTATTTTCGGGTAAAAACGTATCTTTATCTATTTCGGTTAATACTGTTATAGCATTCTTTATATTACCGTAAGCATTATCCATTAGACTAGCCCTTTCCATTATTGAGTTAGGTAGCATATGTATAGGTTTCGTATTAGAAGGATATTTGGTGATAATTCTATTTTCAACATCTTGCCATAAGGCACTGTTAATATTAATATATTCGGTAGGGTCGGCTATGTGTATTGCTAGATACAGTTTGTCATCATTAAAAAAAACACTAAAAGCGTCGTCTGCATCTTCACAACCGTCGGGGTCAATAGAATATGTTTCAATAGCAGTTAAATCTGTTCTATTGTTAATAACATAATTGTGTGGAAGGTTTAAATTATTAGAATTAATTAAATTGAGGTCATTGTGTATATTTCTTTTAATTCCATATAGTTTTTCGATATATTTGCTGTAATTTGTTTGATAAGTAAAACTCATATTATTATATAATAATTTGTTTTTAGATAGAAAAATAGCGATATAAACATTATATGGAATTGAGATTTGTAAAAAAAGTATATGTATATTTATAAAAAAAATTGAAGAGGCTACGTCTCATCTCTTCGTTTTGTTTGTTTTTCCATTTTCCAATCAAGCCATACAGGAAGGGTATTTCGGTGAGACAAGGTTAACTACCTCTCCCCTGGAGGATTCGTCTTCGAAGAGACGGATAATTCTACTCCGGAGGTCGTCCATCTGTCTGCACAGTTTATCGTTTGTGGCGACGAACTTATCTTTGTGCCTTGCGATATTTGCGTCAAAATAGCTGACCCAACAGCCGATGTAGTTGTCTTCGCATCTGGCGAAAATTTCGAACATCGTCATCAGGGACGCCAAGAGCTCAAGGAAGGTTTGGTTAAACCCCTCATCTTCCGTCAAAAAGGAGTTCTTTCGCGCATCGTAGTACTTCTTGATGTGGATAAGAAGAGCAATTTTTTCGTCGCGATAATCATCTTTAGGGGTGATTCGCGAATTAAGTTGCTTAAACACCACCTCAAGGAGTTTCTTCACCTTCTCAAGGGTGTCAGGGAAATTGCCTGACAAGAGAAGGGCAATCGGACAGTCTTGTGTCAGATCTTCAATGGGACTCTTTTTTTCGTTTCCCACGTTGTCCCAACGTACAGTGAATGCTTCGTGGGCTTCATCAGAGCCGTACTGCATTTTCAGGAACCAGTAAAGCGAGGCAAACATAGCCGTGCTAATCACTTTCCCTTTTCCGAGACAGTCGTTAACAAACTTTGAGAAGACACCCATATGTTTGTTGCTGGGTGGAGGCATTAATCTCCACAAAGGTGGGTTTAAGATATACTCCCTCGAACCCGGGCGGAAGATGGCATCAAGCACATATTCACCAGAAGTGCCCCTCGGGAGGGTAGCTTTACCCTCCCTAAGAACGGGTGGGAGAACGAAGATACCCGCTTGGAAATCTTCTGCAACTTCACGCAGAACCTTCTGAAAGCCCCAGGGTTCTTGGGCATAAATGCCCAAGAACCTTTCAAGTCCAAGTTCTTGAACGAGACGGTACACTTCACTGAGAAAATCACGCGACGTTTCAGAGACTTGAATGTCTGCGTAGAGTTCGTCCAGTGGTTTTTTGGGATCGGCAGCAGTGGTAGTGGCAGCCTCTGCTACAGCCTTCTTACCAGCCTTGGCAGCCTCTGCTACAGCCTTCCTACCAGCCCACATACAAGAACTTGAGATGCGTGATGCAGCTAGTAATGCTGCTGCTTTAGTCTCATCATCAACCTTCTTACTGGCGATGAGGATCCACTCGTAAAGAAGCTCGTTGTTAAAAAGCTCGTCTTGTGGTTCTCTTTCGGCTGTTTTTTGAATCTGAGAAAACAGTTGCTTCGAGGACATATCCCGAATCCGCGATTGGGATGCTAAGAAAGCATCCTCATCAGTTTTACCATCCTCGCGTAATGAATCCATTTTTTCGGACAAAGCGGGTATTCCAAAAATTGCCCGTGGAGTTTTTGGAATATAAAATCACCAATAACACATATAAATTTTCAATTTCTGTCAATTTTTCTATTTTGTCCAAAAAAATTAACGAAAATTCATTACTGAGAAAACATTATAAAATTGAATAAAAACAAAACATTATTTATGTATAACAATCATAATTATTATAACAACTAGTAAATAACAAAATGGCTAAATCTAGTACCAACTTACGCGAAAGTGATATTGAATGTTTTTATAAAACATCTACTAAAAATAAAAATGGCGAATTTAATAATACTAGAGAGAATGTAATTTGTAATATTATTAATAATAAAATACCTCAAGGGTATTATGATAAAAATATAAAATGGGAAAACCTACGAAAAGGTTTGATGAAATGGATTGCTGATATTAAAGAAAAGGTATTTCCTAAAATGGTTGATGAAAAAATCCAATTTGAAAGCAAAGGTGGTAGGAATAATTCATATGATTTTCTAATGACAGTATCTGGTAATACTGGCAGGAATTATTCTGAAAAAGAGTATAAAATCGAATTTAAGTATAATATAAAGAATATAGAAGGAGCCCCTCAATTTTCATCACCATCTAATCCAGATAAGTTTTTCAAAAATGAAAAATATGTAGAATATTACTATGATAATTATTTGGGTAAAATAATTGACAAGGCAAATAAAGTATGTGGAAGTAAGTTTGTAATGCCCGATAAAGCAGAATATAATACAAAGATATATAATAATAATCCCGATTGTGTAAAAGAGTTAAAAATAAAACATAAAACCAATAAAGACTTTAATAAATATTGTAATGAGCAATCTAAGATATCCATTATAGAATATTTGAAAAAAGCAGAACTAGATACAGATAAATTATCTAAATATTTATACGAAACACAACAGGATAAGCATTATATGCTATATTACAAAGATAAGTTTATATACGATAAGCATAAAAACAATGATATGTTTAAAATTAAAAAGGATAAAGTTAGTATAGAAGCACCAAATTTAATATGTCAAACTGTTAGCGGACATAATTTAAGGTTAATGTTGCGTTGGAAAAATGGTAATGGTATTGCTTATCCAGCATTCCAAATATCAAGAAAAATACCTAAAAAAAAAGAGTTAATCGAATTATTAAAGAGTAATGATATTGAATTTTCTAAAAAGTCTCTTGTAGAAGACTTGAGATTATTACTAGATAATAATAATATAATATATTAAGTTGTATTACATATTGTATTACATATTCTATTACATATCATAAATGGGAATGATATAATTTAATTCAGTTGTATTAATGGAATTATTACCAAAATACAATTCAATAAAAGTTTTTATTTTTTCATTTTCCAATGATTTAATTACTTTTGTATATAACTCTATCAATTTATCTTTGATAATACTTTTAGTATATTTAATACAAATCAGGTGATTTTCAACTAGATATTCGAAATCACCATTAACCAAGCAATATTCGAATTTGTAATTACCAACACCATAGCCTCTATTTATTACTAGCAGTGGTTCTTTAATACCTTCCTTTTCAATATAGTTCTTTTTATCTTTATTTTGGTATGTTTTCATTGATAATTTATTATCGGCAATATCACTGCTATAAATTAGTCTAGTCTTCTTTTTATCATTAGTTAGTATAGTTTTACATTGGTTCCATACAACATTACCAACAACAACGTTAAAACCCAAATCATATAAATTGTTAGAATTGTTATATAATTCTTTTAGTTTAATAATTGTAGGTTTAGTTCCAAAAATGGTGAAATTGTGACGGTTTAATACAAACTTGGTATTATCTGATTTCTTATTTTTAATAATAAGAATTATAGTATTTTGTTTAGTTTCTATGTAATCTTCATTACATTCAATAATAGTTTTAATTTTATAATTATCGTTAATGAATTTTCGTGTTTTATCGTAGTATATACAATTAAGGAAATTCTTTGGTAATACGAAGCTTAATAAACCATCATCTTTTAACATAGATTTCAAACATTTAATAAGGAATAGAATGAATATATTGGGTCTTCCGTCGAAATAATCATAGTAGTCTTTAGCGACATCTTTCTTTTTCATTACAAAATAGGGAGGATTGCCTATAACTAGGTCATATTTAGTAGTATCATTATAGGTTATAAAGTCTTCGTTTTTGATGTTAATGTTATCTTTTGATAGACTTTTAATAGATTTATAGATAGTTTTGTTAAATTCTATACCAGTAATGTTGATATTGGTAAATTTATTATTGAGAGCAGTGATATATTCACAAGAGCCACAAGATGGTTCTAGAACATTAAATGTTTTACTATTAGCTCCAATGTATTTATGTATTAAATCCAAATTATGTTTAATAGTTTCGGGTGGAGTGAAATATATTCCATTGTTTTTCTTATCATTTTTAGTAATATCTTTAGTAAGTTTGTGGGATAAATCGCTATATTCCATATTTAATATTTTAGTTTAAATATTATGTTTTGAATTATATTATAATTTATATTATGATTGATATAGTTAATCAATTTTATATTATATAAAGGGTTGATACTTTAAAATAAAAATTAATAAAATTTTTTAAGATAATTTATGAGAAAACTAATAACATCTAGTAATAATCGAAAATGGATAAAATAATACCATATAACCATTTCTATGATAATAAAGTTAAAAACAAAGAAAACCTAAAAAATATAAAAATTGGTAAAGAGCAAAAACTAGTATTTAACTTTAAAAATAACAAATCAAAATCAAAAGAATTATGGTTAATACCGATATATTACAAAGAAAACGATTATCTTATCCTGAAGACAACTAGACTTTATATACCATCGCCAATTAAAAAATATGGAAAGAAGAATATACTAGATATACTATTATATGCGAATGATAAGGACGAAGTATCATTTAATAATTTCATTAGTTCATTGAAAGAAATAGAAAATAGAATTATTAAAAAGGTAAAACCTAAATATGATTTAGATAATAAAAATTTTATACCTCTAGTGAAATACGATGAATATTATAATTGTAAGAAAATATCAATAACAGTAAGCGATATATGTCAATTCATTGGGATAGATGGCAATGAATTAACTAGACTAGATGTTCCAACCTTTGGCTATTTTGTAATACATATTAAAAACATATGGATGAATGATGACAGTTATGGCTTCAATGTGAATTGTGAAGGAGGAATGATATTACCTAGTCAAAGGTGTGATATACCGAAGTTAGGGTGTGATATTAAGTATTTATTTACAGAGGAACTAGAAGAAAAAAAAACATTAGAAAATTTAGAAGAATATCAAAGATATTTTAAGATGAAGAAGATGGGAATACCTGGAATGGTAGTTGAGCAGAAGATGATACTAGCAGGTATAAAACACCCAAAGGTTGTATTAAATTATGTTATTAGTGATACAGTGGCTAAAGTTGAGAATGAGTTAGGGATTGTATTGTTAGAGAAGAAAGAAATACCAATTATACCATCTAGTGATAGTAGTGTATCTGGGTTAAAATTTAGTGCTAGTGATTTATTAAATCAGGGTAATAAGTTGAAAAAGGTAGATAAGAGTGAAATGCAAACTATAAAGGAGAAGGTAAAAAATGACCCAAGGATACCAAGTTTAGATGACATTAAGAATGCGATGAGTAATTTGAGGAAGTCTAGTATAATTTAGAGTTTTAGCATATCGAATGGAACACCAGCAGCAACATATACTAGACTAGTAACTAGAGCAACAACTACACTATCAATGTATTTAGTGTAATTTTCACCATCATTCTGTTCATTCATAAGGTGGTGAGATGCTCCCATAAAGAAACCACGTGCTCCCATAATTAGAGCAGGTACTAGAATAGCGGATGATAGTTTAGAGTTAATAAGACCATTGACTAGACAGGCAACAACTAGACCAGCAGCAGTTCCGAGACCACTGAATGTAGCGACAGCCCACTTATCATTGCTGACATTTTCTGTAGAGTAATTGTTAGCAAAAGTCCAACCAAGACAGCCTAGGAATACCATAACTAAGATGGATACACAGTCGCTAACATTTGCTTTACCGTCGAGAAGGTAGGGGACTAGAACGCACATACCGAGAGCAACAAGACTAATAATTGGAGCAACAGTGGTTAGTGTAAGTTCTTGTTTAACTTCTTTGCTAGAAGTAGCAGATGGGATACCGCTAAGGTTAAGGTATCGCCATACATACTGGGATGCGAATAATGGAACACCAACATGAATGGTATTTTGGACAATTTGAGATACGAGCATAGTGATTTAATATATATAAATATAAAAATTGATTTTTACTTTTTAAAATAATAGAGTTTATATAAAATAGCGTTACCAATACAAAATGTCGACTGATGAGATTATATCACAATTGATAGATGCTAGAAATAAAAAGTTGGAGAATGATGAATATTGGTGTAATAAGGATGCTAGTAATCCGTGTAAAGATTGTGAATGTGATTTGAGAACCCTACAAGGTACTGATAACTGTATGGTATGTGAAGGGACTAATAATATAGAAGAATATAACCAAACAGTGCTTGAATTCCCAAGACAAAAATATTTTTGTAGGGGATATAAAATATGTTATACTAATGCGATATGTTTATTGTGTAAAGAATGCCGTGAAAAGGCAAAGTTAATGACTATGATACCATCAGGTTGGGACGATTGGGATATATTGGATGAAGTTTGTCAAAGTATAAAAAATAGTATTAAATAATTAATAAATATTAATAAAAATTAATAAACATTAAAAAAATAGTATTAAATGGATAATAAGATTAATCCAAACATTTACACATCATACATTTTTTTTATAAATGTATTAGTAGGTTTAATTGTGGGACATTATACATATGCGGTAATATTTCTAATATTATCAATAACATCAATAATACATCATAGTATGTTGACTGATATAACAGAAAATATAGATAAAAGTGTAGTATATCTAATTGTAATATATGGTGGATATATATTTTACAATAATGTGAGATTTACAACTTGTTATGAGGTAATAATGGCTTTATTAATAATTAGTAGTTTCTTATTTATGGTTGTATTTTATTGTTATGGAAAATGCACAAATTGTTTATGTTGGGACCCAGATTTAGAGGTAGGTAGGGTGTATCATTCAATAGTACATTGTGTATCATCATTTGGACATATTTTGATTATGTTATTGTGAAGGTGGTTTATGGTTCTTTATTAATTCTATAATTTCAGGGTTTGTTGTTATCTGTAATGGAGTATTACCATCTATATTTTGAATATTAACATCAATATCTTTGTGGTCTAATAATAATTTTGCAATATCATCATTAGTGTATAATGATATATGTAATGGAGTATTACCATCTATATTTTGAATATTAACATCAATATTTTCGTGCTTTAATAATAATTCTATAATATCAACAAAGTTCTTCTCTACTGCTATAATCAATGGAGTTCTATTTTCTGATAAATTTAAATAAAAAAATCTGTATCATTATATCAACTAATTAATAATTTACCTGTCTTTCTATTTATTTTTTAGATTTATTCTTAGATTTTTTACGAGTAATACTTTTACCTTTCTTACCGGTCATTCTATTATATATTTCATAATATTTAATTGCCACATTATTAGAATTATCTACAGGTTCTGATAATAATTTTATAATATCAGTATTCTTTTTTTTCAATGCAATATGTAATGGAGTCTCATCATAGTAATTTTTAATATTAACCTTAATATCTTCACGTTCTAATAATAATTCTACAATATCAATATTATTGTTATTCGCTGCGATATGTAATAGAGTATTATCATTTTTATTTTTAATATTAACCTTAATATTTCCATTTTTTAATAATAAATTTACAATATCAGTATTATTGTTATTCGCTGCTATATGTAATGGAGTCTCACCATATTCATTTATAAGATTAACATTGATATCATTGCGTTGTAATAATAATAATTTTACAATATCAATATTATTGTTATTCGCTGCGATATGTAATGGAGTCTCACCATATTTATTTATAAGATTAATATTGATATCATTGCGTTGTAATAATAATTTTACAATATCAATATTATTGTTATTCGCTGCGATATGTAATGGAGTCCCATCATATTTATTTATAATATTAATATTGATATCATTGCGTTGTAATAATAATTTTACAATATCAATATTATTTTTATTCGCTGCGATATGTAATGGAGTCTCACCATATTTATTTATAAGATTAATATTGATATCTTTATATTCTAATAATAATTTTACAATATCATTATTAGTATATAATGCTATATGTAATGGAGTCTGATTATAATTATTTTGAATATTAACATCAATATTGTTGTGTCCTAATAATAATTTTACAATATCAACAAAGTTCTTCTCTACTGCTATAATCAATGGAGTCTGATTATAATTATTCTTAATATTAACATCAATATTTTCGTGTTCTAATAATAATTCTATAATATCAACAAAGTTCTTCTCTACTGCTATAATCAATGGAGTTCTATTTGATTTATCTTTAATATTAATTAAAATATTAATGTATTTTTGAAAAAAATATTTTAATATACTATCAATATCAAAATATGATTCTTCAATATTAAAAAATTCTAGATATAAGTAAATTATAAAATTTTTTTTCTTTTCAGGATTATCGATATTGTTATATATTAAATTTATTATATTTAATTTGTTTATATCACTTATAATATAATTAACTAATCCATTTATTTCAAGTTGTTGAAATTCACCTTTATTCATTTCATCTTTTATACTAGTTAAAGGGAGATTTTTTATATAAAGAGATATAATTTCATTAATTAAAGGTGATTTTGTTTTTTGTTTTTTTCCAGTTAAATTTTCATTTTTGACGGAGTATGTTAAATGAGATTTAATTGTTTTTTTTCGAGTGAATGAATTTTTACAAATTTGTCTTAGTATTCCAATTGGTTCTTTAATATTTAATAATAAATAATTTAATTGTTTAATAAAATTTTCATATATATACATAGTTTCAATAGTTAGATTATCAAGATAATTATTACAACTTCTACAACAATTTACATATATATTCGTAATACGATTATCTGGAGGTAAATCAGGCATACCTAGAAACATATCTCGGTATGTTGAATTTGGAATACCTTTATTATCTGGAGGTAAATCAGGCATACCTAGAAACATATCTCGGTATGTTGAATTTGGAATACCTTTATTATCTGGAGGTAAATCAGACATACCTGTTAAATTTAGAGGACCCTGTGAAATAAAATTTGATAATGTATACTTAAAATTATCTATATTAAGCCTCTCATTTATATTATATATACCTAAATTATTATTAAAATTTTTTAAATTATCATTAGGTTCAAATTCTAAATTAATATCAAAAATTTTTTGACCGGGAAGAAATGTAATCATATTTTGAAAACAATCTATTTTAAGCAACTTTTCTATATTTTTTATAGTATTGTCATTATTTTTTGAAATTCCTCTTATAATTCCTAATAAATATTTACCATCATCAAGATTCATATATGATAGATAGTTTAATGGTGTTAAAAAATGTATTATTATATTATCCGGAACTGTAAATAATGCAAGATTCTCTTTAAAATAACTGCCATGAGAATTTATATAATATATATTTTTATTATCTTTGTTTTCTAATTTACTTTTTAAATTTTTATCATAATTATCTTTAATCTTATTAACTTCATTATATAAATTAACTGGTTTATTTTCAAATGTAATTTGTGAATGTTGAAAAGGTATGATTTCATTTTCCATTATCGACATAACACTTTTAAGGTAATAGTTTAGTCTAATCTCTCTTAAATCTTGTATTTTTTTATTTGATATATCTTTTGTTTTATAATCATTTCTATATTCTCTATATTTTTTATATACATTTTCAGCAGGAATATCGGTTTTTGGATTTAGATTTTTAATATATTTTTTCATAAATTCATATGAAAATGAGCCTTCAATTATTGGTTTTTTAAAATTATCATCTAATTCTACACTAAAAAAATTATCATTATACTCACCGCCAATTAATAATTTCTTATTCTTTCTATTTATTTTCTTAGTTTTTTTAAGAATATTACTTTTACCCTTCTTATTAGTTTTTTTCTTGGATTTTTTATTATATTTGGTAGTAATATTTATTGGGTTATTATTCTTTTTAATTGTTTTGATTTTCATTATTGGATTACTATTATATTATTATATTACACTTTAATATTATCAATAACATCAATAATACATCATAGTATGTTGACTGATATAACAGAAAATATTGATAAAAGTGTAGTATATCTAATTGTAATATATGGTGGATATATATTTTACAATAATGTGAGATTTACAACTTTGTATGAGGTAATAATGGCTTTATTAATAATTAGTAGTTTCTTATTTATGGTTGTATTTTATTGTTATGGAAAATGCACAAATTGTTTATGTTGGGACCAGGATTTAGAGGTGGGTAGGGTGTATCATTCGGTAATTCATTGTATGTGTTTGGTAGCACACATTTTGATTATGTTATTGTGAAGGTGGTTTATGGTTCTTTATTAATTCTATAATTTCATCATTTTTACCAAGTTCTGCTACCTGTAATGGAGTTTTTTAAAATTATAAAACATAGAATTATATATTTTTTATTTTTTTATTGTCTTTTTTTAAGTATCCCATTGTCAAAATAACTAAATTTATTGGATAATAACATTTTACTATAATTTTGTATACATTTTTTATCATCATCTGATAATTCATTTTTATATTGAGGAATACACATACTTAAGAATGAATTAAATTCCATTTTTTGAATATCAGCTTCAAATTTATTTTTATAAAAGGATTTGTTATACATGTGGCATAATAAACCATTTTCGTTTAATAAATTATAGATAATTTTAACATTTTTTGGTGTAATCAACCATCCTGGTCCAGCACTTAAAACAAGAATCATATCATATTTATTATTAATATTTAATTTGCTTAAAATATTATTATATAAATGTGTTTTACCAGGTTTTATTGATTTAAACCCTAACTTTTTTGAAATATTATTATTAATTTTATTTATTACTGGTATGTATTTTTTATTAAATTTATATAGTGGATCTGCAGTTTCATATATAATTTCAAAATCTTTTACTAGCTGTTTGTCATTTATCATTGACTTGATTTTAGAAAAAATTTCATATTTTTCTCTCCAAAAATCAGAAAAATGAGTTTTAAACATTATAACAGACCCATCTGGATTTGTATATTTTATGTCCGTAGGTTTTAATGGCAAAACTTGATATCCTATTTTATGTTCGTAGTTAATTAGATTACAAGTTTTACATTTTTTATTTTGTCCTAAAATAAAATTTTCACACGGTAACTTACTTTCTAAAACATCTTTTTCTGTATTCATAATTGTGTTATTTACATCTGATTTATCTATACTTTCTAAATCAGACGAACCTATTATTAAAATATTAAATTTCATTTTATTTATACTTATATTTTATTTATACTATAATTAACAAACAGAGCGAGACAGGAGAAAAATAAGCAAAAGCAATAAACAGATGAGCAAGAGCAAAAAGAGAACGAGATTATATTAAAAAATACATTTCGTATTATAAACATTTTAGATATATTGGATGGTGGTCGCTACCATATTTTTTTATTGTGCTTGTATAGCAATTCTTATTTGAAATAGAATTGTCTATATAACCATTTATTTCAGAAAACCCATAACAATAAATATAGTCAATCATTGGTTTTTCACATAAATATGTTCCTTTTTTATCAGTAACATTCATTTTAAAATTTAAATTTTTTATCATTGAGTGTAATTCTTTATCATTGCTATTAAAATCACCCCCAATAATTATTTTATTATTTATATCAAATGTATCTATTATTTTTTTTAATTGATTTTTCCTTTTCACTTTTGAACTATCATGTAAAT